CAGGCTACAGCGGCCAGCACCTCGGCCACGACTGCTACGACCCAGGCAACGGCAGCCAGTACGTCAGCCACAAACGCGGCGACCTCTGCGACCAATGCATCCAATTCGGCAACAGCGGCCAGCACATCTGCAAGCAACGCAAGCACCTCGGCCACCAATGCAGCCACCAGCGCAACAGCTGCCGCTGCCAGCGCGGCATCAATAGACTTATCCACCATTACGCAAAAGACATCAGCCACTGGCGCATCAATCATTGCAGCTGGCACCACAGCACAGCGCGATGTGTCGCCGGTCAATGGCTACTTTCGGTACAACTCCTCGCTCGCCAGCTTTGAGGGTTATGTGGGCGGTGCCTGGGGCGGCGTCGGCGGCGCGCAGGCTGGTGGCGTGATCTTTGAGAACGCCTTGACTATTAGCGCCAGTTACACCATGACCACCAGCAAAAACGGATTTAGCGTCGGGCCGATCACGCTTGGCAACGGCGTGGCGGTGACAGTTCCTAGCGGTCAGCGCTGGTTAATTTTCTAAGGATTGAATATGGCATCAAGCATCTCCGCAGGAACCACATCTGGCACGGCGCTAGTACATACAGCCGACACCACAGGCGCGTTGGAACTGAAGACTAACAACGGAACGACTGCGCTCACACTTAGCACAGCACAGAACGCCACCTTTGCTGGGACGCTCACAACAGCAGCGCAAGGTATTGCCAAAGCGTCTTTGCCAGCAGGGGCGGTGTTGCAGGTAGTAAGTACAACCAAAACAGACACTTTTTCTACTGGTTCATCGTCATTTGTAGATATTACAGGGTTGTCAGTTTCTATAACTCCCATATCTTCCTCTAACAAAGTATTTGTAACAGTAGATGTAACGGGGCAAGGTCAAGCAGCTGTAAGTGTTGCTACATTTAGATTAGTTCGGGATTCAACGGTTATTGATGCAGGCGCGGCTGCTGGTTCCCGTGCTTTAGGATTTGCCGCATCAATTCCTACCGATAATAATTGTTCAATAACCCAAGGGACAAATTTTTTAGATTCTCCATCTAGCACTAGTTCTGTCACATATAAAGTTCAAGTTAGGAGTAATGGAACGGCTTTTGTCAATCGAACAACCGCCGATGGGGATGACCCAAATATACTTAGAACAGCATCAACAATCACAGTCATGGAGATTGCGGCATGAACCACAATGCAATATATGCTCTTTATCCGCAGGTTGTCACTATTGATGACACCGCTGGAGCTTTTGATGTAAATGGCAACAAGGTAGAGATTGACCTTGCCGCAGTTGCTGCTTGGGTAGACCCCAATGCCTATAAGTACAAACGCGCTGCTGAATACCCTTCCATTCCAGACCAGCTTGACTTGCTGTACCACGGCGGTATGGATGCGTGGAAGACCGCCATCCAAGCCGTCAAAGACAAGTACCCGAAAGGCTAACCCATGACCACAACAATCAACGCCAGCAATTCGGGCGGAGGCGGCTTAGTCCAGACCGCAGATGCCTCGGGAGTCCTTGCCCTGCAAACGGCAGGAGTGACAGCGGTCACCATCAGTGCAGCTCAAGTTGCTACGTTTGCACAAGCCCCTGTATTGCCTGCCGCATCTATTCCACAAGCCGCACTTGCCGCTGGTGTAGCTGGCAACGGCCCCGCATTTCTTGTTTCGGGCGCAGGAACAGCTTGTGCCAATGGCGTTGCCACTTTAATAACATTTACAAGTGAGACATTTGACACAAATGGCTGCTACAACAATACAGGAAGTACGGTAACCTTAAATGGCGTATCCGCGCCAGCTTATTCTTTTGCTCCAAATGTTGCTGGCTATTACGAATTTACCGCGTCTATATTTTCAGACGGTTCTGCCGCAGATAGACCTTCTATTTACCTATATAAAAGTGGTGCTAGTTATCTTTCAGTGTTTGCAGTGGGTACTGGTATAGCGGGGGGTCAAAGCTACCAAATAAGTGGGCTTATCTATCTTAACGGAAGTTCAGACTATGTTCAATGTTATTACGTTCAATCAAGTGGCGGAACAACAACAACAAATGCCAGCCTCAGTTATTTCTGCGGCTCAATGGCGAGGGCTTCATAATGGGACTTTTTGAAAAAATTAAACAGGTATACCCTTCACTAACCATGGAGGATTTTGTTGAGCCGAATCAAACTATTCGCTTGCAGAACGACTCTGACGGGCGTGGTGACTATATTGCCAAGTGGGAACACCCAACACTGGCACGACCCACTGAGGAGCAATTAGCATGACCATCACTCTAGACGGCACAACGGGCATCACGACCCCTACTACCAGCACGACTGGCGAGTTTGTGACATCGGTCACAGGTTTCAAAAACCGCATCATCAACGGCGCGATGGTGATTGACCAGCGCAATGCTGGGGCTAGTGTTACGAACGGAGCTGGTGGCGCTGTATTTCCTGTGGATAGATTTGATATGTTTGGTAGTCAAGCATCGAAATTCACAGCGCAACAAAATGCCGCATCAGTAACTCCGCCTGCTGGTTTTAAAACCTATCTTGGTATTACATCGTCATCGGCTTATACAGTTGGCGCTTCTGAAAGTTTTTCAGTACGTCAAAGAATTGAAGGGTTTAACACATCCGATTTAGGGTTTGGCGCTGCGGGGGCCTCCACAGTTACGTTGTCATTTTGGGTTCGTAGCTCCTTGACGGGTTCTTTTGGTGGCGTTCTTTACAATGGCGCTGGTGATAGGTTTTATCCTTTTACATACACAATTAACGCGGCAAATACTTGGGAACAAAAAACATTAACAGTTGCTGGTGACACTTCTGGTACTTGGGTCGGCGCTACCAATGGTATTGGTTTGTCGGTTCAGTTTTCACTTGGTGCTGGAGCAAGTGTTAGCGGAACTGCTGGAGCTTGGACAGGTTCTACCGCACTTCAGCCTACTGGTTCAACCAGCGTAGTCGGCACATCAGGCGCTACTTTCTACATTACAGGCGTACAGCTAGAAAAAGGCAGCACAGCCACATCGTTTGATTACCGCCCGTATGGGACTGAGTTGGCTTTGTGCCAGCGGTATTTTGCTCAATTGGGTGCTGGAGCGGCTGGGTCTAATGTCAGTGCAAACAATGTTGCTTTTGGTTTGCAGAATCAAGTCGTAATGCGTGCGGCTTCAACAATAACATTAAATGGCAATACTGCAACTGTCCGCTTTGGAGGTACAGACCAATCTGCTACATCTCCATCTATTCAATTTGCAACTACTACAGCGAGTGGCGGTCTTGTTGATATTAATGGATTCAGTGCTACTTTAGCAGGTTCAAATGCGGCAGTAATTGAACGTAACGGCGTTAACTTTTTCAATGCAAGTGCGGAGCTATAAATGTACCAATTGACACAAAGCCCAACAACAATTAAGCGCATATCAGATAACGCTTGGATTCCTACTGACCCCGCCAACACCGACTACCAGCAATACCTAGCATGGCTTGCTGAAGGCAACACACCACTACCAGCGGGTGATGCAACATGACCGAGACAGAGGCCAGGCTCAATTCGCACGAGGCCGTATGCGCCGAGCGCTACGCCCAGATCAACGCCCGGCTTAAACGCCTTGAGCATGTGCTGATGACCGTGGCAGGCACCCTGCTGGCGGGCATGGGCAGTGTCATGTGGACTTTTTTGAATGTGCCTAGATAGGCTTGTCTCAGCGGAGAGCCCCTGGCCCGGTACTGAAACGAAAACGCTTTTGGTTTGTCGTATTCCTAAAACTGAAGAGGAAAAAAAAATGGGCGCAAATGAATTTCTTGATAAACATGGACGCATTTGCCGCTGGGTAATTGTGTACAAAAAGTAATGGATCCTTTTGTTTGTTTTGCGATGGCGCAAGCTGCCGTAGCTGGCATAAAAAAGCGGTGGCTCTTGGTAAGGATATTCACGGCCTCTACAAAGAATTCAGCGGTTTTTACCAAGCAGCGGATCAGGTTCACCTAGCAAGCAGCAAGGCCAGGATTGCGAGCATAGGGAAGACAGATGCACAGATTGGCGCACAAGCACTTCAGATTGCACTGGCATCTAAGGCGCTGAGAGAGCATGAGAAAGAGTTAAAGGACATTCTTTTTTACTCAGGCAATGCGCCGGTATGGGAAGAGATGCAAGCGGAGCGGGCAAGGCTGATAAAGGAACGCAATGCACTTGAAAGAGAAGAGGCAGAGCGCAAACAGAAGGACAAGGAAGTGAAGGTAGCAATCATCATGAACACACTTTGGATTTTTGGCGCAAGCGCTATCGTTGTTCCCCTAGTGGGATCGTTGTTTCACATCATCACGAATAGAGGTTTCTAATGGATTGGCTCAAAACAATTGCTCCCACCATTGCCACGGCATTGGGTGGCCCACTTGCAGGCATGGCAGTCTCTGCTGTTGCCAAGGCCATTGGCGTAGCGCCTGATGAAGTGCAAAGCGTCATCAGCAGCGGCAAGCTTACCGCCGAGCAAGTGGCCTCTATTCAGCTTGCAGAGTTGGAGCTTAAAAAGCAGGCGCAGTCCATGAACCTCGACTTTGCCAAGCTGGTGGCCGAGGACAAGAAGAGCGCCCGCGACATGCAGATCGCCACCAGGTCCTGGATTCCCGCCCTGCTTGCAACGTTTGTAACCATCGGATTTTTTGGCATTTTGCTGGGCCTGATGACCGAGCATTTCAAAACAAGCGACGCGCTAATGCTCATGCTCGGAAGTTTGGCAACCGCGTGGACAGGCGTCATGGCGTTTTATTTTGGCAGCAGCGCCAGCAGCCAAGCAAAGACAGAATTGTTAGCTAAATCGGAGCCAGTGACATGAAAGAAAATTTTGACGCATCTTTTGCCCGCATCATCAAGAGCGAGGGCGGCTACGTTTGGGACAAGGATGACCGAGGCGGCGAGACAAACCTTGGGGTAACCGTTGGCGCTTGGGGCGCATACCTGGGCCGTGTCATCCAGCCCGGCGAGATGAAAGCGCTGACCGTAGAGACGGTCAAGCCGTTCTACAAGTCCATGTACTGGGACAAAGTGCGCGGAGATGATCTGCCTACTGGTGTTGACTACGCGCTGTTCGATTTTGCTGTAAACGCGGGCACCGGGCGCGCCGCAAAGTTTCTACAGCGCGCCGTTGGTGCTGATGATGACGGTGTGATTGGCCCCGGCACGTTGCATCTGGTAGCCCAAAAAGAACCAGCCGCCCTGCTGGAAGATTTTGCCAATCAGAAGCGGCGGTTCTACGCTGGCCTCGCGGCCACCAACCCAACCCAGCAAAAGTTCTTAAAGGGTTGGCTGGCCCGCGTGGAGCATGTCCAGGACGCTGCCGAGAACATGCTGGCCTGACCTACTGGGCTGCACCCAGCGCGGCCAAGCGCTGGCTGTACGCCGCCGTGTGCCTGACCCGAGCCACTGTATCGATAGATTGAAGCGTTTCAGCATTTGCCTGTTTCAATTTTTTCAATGCTGTTCTGCGCTCTTCGTATGTTCGCGCTCCCGCTGTTGCGGTTTTCTCAGCCAGGTCTTCGTAAGCGTTTTGCCATTCCCCCAGCGTTGCATGCTGGCTGAACGGGGCATCGCGCCCAGGCACCATGAGCGCAAAGCCGGTGGCCGGTTCTGGGTCAGGCGCTGGCAACTCAGCCACCTCGGTGACGGCGGTCACCGTCACCGGCTCTTCCTCTACCGGCGAGATGTCAATCACAACGCTGGCAAACGCTGGCTCAACGGTGTCGGCCATGGCCTCTTCGATCAGCACCGGATCGCTTACTTGGCCGACCATGTCCAACGGGTTGGCCGGTTTCTGGGCTAATTTTTTTGACGCATCGCTGGCCTCGGGGTAGTCCTGCGCCTCTTCCGCTGACACCAGCCCTTTGAGAATGTCGGGGAACTGATCTCGCAAAGCAAACCCCCTGGCGCGCATCTGCAACATGCGCTTGGGGTACGCCTGCCAGGGGCCGACCTTGTTCCACAGCCCGGCGCGCTGGGCGTCATCCCGTGAAAACCGCGCCACCACCGGCTTGCGGCCCTTGCGGTGGGCCACACACACGGCCACCGGGTTGGATGTGCCATCACCCTCAAAGGATTCCTCAATGCCCTCGCAGACCGCACTGGCCTGCACCAGGGCAAGCATGGTGTCGCCGTAGACGCTGGGCTTGCCGTTGATCACCGCGATGTTTTGCAACGCGGCCATGGGCGCTAGGTTGAGCTCCATGCCCCACTGCACACACACCAAGATGTCCATCGGTTTGCCCTGGTACGCCTTGGGCACCATGTTGCTGCCTGCCAGCATCTCGCTGAACTGGATGGCCTCGCCCATTGTTGTTGGCGCAAAGCCCCGGCTAGTGGTGATCTGCATGGGGGAACTCCTCAAGCAAGGTTTCGTTGATGGTCGCCAGCACCAGGTCGCTAATGCTGGTCACCACGCGGGCTGCAGCCTCGGCCTCAATGCCGGGGATGGCAGCCACCAGATCGGCGACGGCCAGGAAATACGCTTCTTCCATAGTTTTTGTCATGTCAGTTCTTTCAATTTCAAAGTGTTTTGTCGAATGGAGTACGCCTCTTTGGCGGGCACCAGCTTTTCGGGTTGGGCCTTGAACGTGCGCATCGGCCACTGGATCGCAAAGCGCCCTGCCCTCGCACGCTCGGCGTCACCCATCAATTGCTTGAGCTCAAACTCAGCGGTTTCAATGTCTGCCTCGGCAGCCCTGATCTGCGCCTTGCTGTCGGCAATGAGCTCGGCTAAGGCCACCGCGCTGGCTGGCAGTTCAAGCTCGGGCTGGTCGATGGCGCTCGGGTAGAGCCTGTCCATCTCCCGGCTGGACTCGGGCGGGTACCACTCCACGCTGCCGGTGCGCTCATAGTTGTCCAGTTTTTGTTGGAACTCCAGCACCTCACGCACGATCCGCTTGTGCGTCGGGAAGTGCGGCGCAAACAGGAATATGCGGAGCTCGGTGCCCTGGTACAGCACGCACACGGCGCCCCAACGGTGGCCGGTGATCATCAGTTGGCCTTGAAGTTGAATTGGCCCGCGTGCCAGATCAACCATCTCCTCGGGCGGCAGCCGGGTCACCTTGGACTCCAGCACGCCAGGGCCAGCCAGGACAATGCTCTCCTGGCCGACCACAAAGATGCCGTTGTCGTGGTCATTGAAGATTTCCAGGTTGTCGCCGTCGGCCTCGCCGTCCAGGCTGCACGACAGTGGGATCGATTCATGCGTGTAGGCAAACAGAAAATCTGTTTTCAAGGATTTCAAATTTAGACGTTTGGCTGCCTCTTGCAGCACCACTATCTCTAGGGTGTTGCCCCAGTGCATGGCCTCATTGCTGATGTCCGGGCGGGGCTTGCCGTCCAGGGCGTCGATGGAGTACTGGAGCTCCTGGTTGGGGCTGGAGTACTTGGACATGCCCAGCAGGCCCGGCAGGCGGCTGGCAGACATGTGGCGGTCAGAGGTGAGCTTGCCTACCATTTAAGCCACCTCGCTAAGTGCATAGACCCGCACAACCCTGGCATGCGCCTCGGGGTGGCTGGCCTCGGTAAAACCGATACGGCGAAAGCTCCGGTTGCGGAAGACCGCGCCCAGGACGCTGGGGTGCATGCCCGGCGGCACCTCTACCCTGGCGCGAACGTCGTTGATTGAGACGGCACCGTGGGAGCGGGCAACGGCGGCGGCAACTGTGCGGCAGCGGTCAAGAAAGTCGGCATCTCGGACTTCAAAGAAGTCAAGCTGCGCGTCGCGGATTGCTTGCCCAGAGTTGGCAAGTTGCTTGGTGGCTCGGGTTTGTTTCATAGCGCCCCCATAAGGGTTATGATGGCGACGCACACCAGGA